CTAGCCCGGCCTCACAAGCCGGGCTTTTTCGTGGGCATGGCTACGACAAAAACGGACGTAGCCATTAGGGTTAAGCATAAAGATATCTTTATGTGATTGGGAAATTCATGAGGGGCAATCGCGGGTGATGGGGGATGCGCCCGCCCGTACAAAAGGGCTTCAAAAGGCATGTTTTGGACTGTCTCAGCGCTACATAGCGTGACAAGCCGAAATTGTCCGTTTTGTCACGCTGTACAAAAAAAACTTCAATAAAATCAGTGAGCGATTGTCGTGTTTGAAGCGCGCGACAAAATCGGTACAAAAATACACACCCCTATAAGGGGTGTATGTACACGTCTGTCACGCTATGTCCTGGAGGGGTCTATGGATGGCCTATGCGGGGGCATGATCGAAACCACGCGCCAAGCTGTATGACCCCCCCGCGCCAACGCATTCCAGCCCCGCGACAGATCGCCCATGATACCCGCCGGGGGCCTCGCCTTGCCCTGGCCCTTGCGTAACCATGCCTCGCCCTTGGGCTGACCTTGCCCTCGCGCTCGCTAGCTAGCACATGCGGCCTTGCGCGCTCCATGCGATAGCTAGCCCGCGCTCGCCTGTATGAGCGCGCGTGACTGCCTGGGTGTGTGGCAGTCGAGCAAGACCCCCCCCGGGGGTCGAACCCGGTTGGGGGGTGCGGCTGTAGCTACCCACTCCCCCCCACAAATTTTTTCCCGTTTTCGAATATACAGTTTATAACAAACGGACACACACCTAAGGAGTTACCCATGATTGAACTGACTGCTTTTGCATCGCTTGCTGCGATTCCTCTTTATCGTTGGGCTGACAGACGTGTTGGGTCTGGGGGCGCTAATGTTTTAGGCTCTCTTGGTGGTCGCAGTGTTGGCTTCCTTGGCGGTGCGATTGGTGGTGCTGTTGTTGGCTATGTTGCGGCTGGCCCTTCTGGCGCGGTCCTGGGGCCTTTTTGGTCGTTATACCGTTCGCTGGATTTCAAGCGCGGGGCTTTAGTTCCGATAACGGCCAAGGAGCGTGTAAATGCGGTGCTTCGGCATTTGCTTGCGATGCTGGTTGCGATTCCGATTTTTTTCCTTGGGGGTTCTTGGCTTGTGACGTTGGTTGTCATGGCGATTTATGCCGGGGTGGCGTCAAGCTTGGCGTTTGGCCTTGGCGAGAAGCTTATTGAGTGCAATCGCGGCGCTGGTCCCTGGAATGATGAATGGAACAATGAGGCTGAACGCAATCGAGGCACGGCTTATGGCGTAGCGTTTTTTGCCATTTGTTTTTTGTCGTCTGTGGTTGACGCCACGCGCTGATAGCGTATCGTGCTCGAGGTCTGATTGTGTCGATGATCCGAAGCCTGTAGGCAGGCACATATCATATTCACGGGTTCCCGTATGGGACTTGGGCCGGGGCAAGGGGCGCAAAGGGCGTAACCTACCTCGGCCCTTGCTTTTTGCCTAGCAATGGCCTTATCTATCCCTTATGGCTAAGTTCAAGGTTGCACACGGCAAGGGCGGGCGTCCCCCAAAGACGGAACTCCAGGCCGTCCGCACGAACCTTGCTGAGTTTATCGGCAAGAACTCGCACAAGATGGACTTGTGGCTAGAGGAAATTTACGAGCGCGACGGTCCGAAGGCCGCGATGGCGACTTTGACGAACCTCATGGAATTCTATGTTCCCAAGCTGGCCCGGCAGGAGCATACGGGTGCGGATGAGGGGCCGGTGGAACTGTCGATCAAGTGGTCAACCGACGCGAAATAGTCCTGGACTACGCCCCGCGTAAGGCGTTCCTTCCGTTTCACAACCGCAAGCAGCGGTGGTCATGCCTTGTGGCGCATCGTCGCGCGGGCAAGACGGTCGCGGCGGTCAACGAGATCATCAAGCAAGCGGCGCTGAATACGTCGGGTACGGGGCTGTATGGCTATGTGGCCCCGTATCGTAGTCAGGCGAAGTCGATTTCGTGGGACTACATGAAGCGGTATGCCAAGCCGCTGATTAAATCGGCCAACGAGGCTGAACTTCAGGTAGACCTGATTAATGGCAGTCGGATTCGGCTGTTTGGCGCGGACAACGCGGATGCAATGCGCGGCCTTGGCTTTGATGGCGTCTACATGGACGAGTATGGCGACTTCAAGCCTAGCGTTTGGGGCAATGTCATTCGGCCTGCCTTGTCGGACAAGCAGGGCTGGGCGGTGTTTGGCGGAACGCCGAAGGGCAAGAACCAGTTTTGGGAAGTGCTACAGACGGCCAGGATGAACCCAAAAGAGTGGTTTCACCTGATCTTGAAGGCATCAGAAAGCGGAATCCTGCCATCAACGGAACTTGATGACAACCGAAGGCAGTTGTCCAAGGACCAGTATGAGCAGGAATATGAGTGCAGCTTTGAGGCGGCGATTCTGGGCGCTTTTTACGGCGTTGAAATGCGCATGGCGGCGGATGAGAAGCGCATTGGCAAGGTTGATTACGATGAGACGCTGCCGACCTACACGGCGTGGGACTTGGGATACCGCGATGACACCGCGATTTGGTGGTATCAGGTGCTACGCAATGAAATCCACGTCATTGACTACCATGCGGTGAGCGGCAAGAGCATCAAGGAACTGGCGAAAATCGTCACGGACAAGCCGTATCACTACGAAAAGCACTTTTTGCCGCATGATGCGAAGGCAAAGACGCTTGCGGCGGAAGGCAAGAGCATCATCGAGCAGCTTGGCGAGCATCTTGGGATGCAGAATATGGCGATTGTGCCGGATTTGAGCCTCCAAGACGGTATTCAGGCGGTCCGTAAGACGCTGCCGATTTGCTGGTTTGACGAAAAGCGGTGCTATGAGGGAATTGAGGCTCTCAGGCAGTATGAGCGTGAATATGATGAGGATAAGAAGGCTTTTCGGCCCACGCCCAAACATAATTGGTGCTCGCATCCGGCAGATTCCATGAGAATGCTAGCAATTTCGTGGAATAAACACCAGTTTTCCGAGAAAAAGACACAGAATCCGCATACTTTGTTGGTAGGTGCGGAAAATTCCGCTACACTGAATGACATGTGGGCTTCCCAGCCTCGCCCACGGAGACAACGGATATGAGCGGCGTCAATCAACCGTATCGCTATCAATACGAACACGTTGCGGCCAGCCAAACGCTGCATACGCTTGGCGGCACGGGTGCTGCGGGCGATTACATTCACCGCCTTGTGTGCACGGTCAGCACGGCTGCAACGGCTTCCGTGGTTATCAAGGATGGCTCTGGCGCGACGCATACCGTGCTGCCAAACAGCCCTGGTGGCGGCATTGGCAACTACAACATCGAAATGAACGTGGTTTCCCGCAACGGGGCGTGGCAAGTGACGACCGGCGCGGGCGTTGAAGTGCTTGCCATTGGCGTGTTTTCCGCCTGATAGGGGCTGACTAATGGCTGAATTGCCCGTTTCCCCGGCCCTTCAGAAATACCTTGGCGTTGTCGGGCAATACAACCGCGAGTTTGCCAAGTGGGAAGCCCGCGCTAACAAGATCATCCGCCGTTATCGTGATGATGTCCGCACGAGCGGGGCTACGGGCTCCGAATCCGCACGATTCAACGTGCTTTGGTCAAACGTGCAGACGCTTGTGCCTGCGGTGTTCTCGCGTCTGCCAAAAGCGGACGTATCCCGGCGCTTTGCGGACCATGACCCGGTTGGCCGGGTGGCGAGCCTGCTAATTGAGCGGGCGCTGGACTACGAAATCGAGCATTACCCTGACTTCCGGTCAGCCATGAAGAACGCGGTCGAGGATCGTTTCCTTGGCGGGCGCGGCGTGGCTTGGGTGCGCTATGACCCGCATATCGTGCAGATTGGCGAGCCTGAAGACGGCTGGCAGGTTACTGAGGACGTTGACCCTGAGGGCGACAACCTCGGCAATGAGCCGCAAGAAGCCATTGAATACGAGTGCGCCCCGACCGATTACGTCCATTGGCGAGACTTTGGGCATAACGTGGCGCGGACCTGGGAAGAAGTCACCCAGGTCTGGCGTTGGGTCTATATGTCACGCCCCGCGCTTATTGAGCGGTTTGGTGAGGAAATCGGCAAGCGGATTCCGACCAATGAGGCCCCTGAGGGGCTTACCAAATACGGCCAATCCAACAGGCAAAACGATCAGGCCAAGATTTGCGAACTGTGGGACCGCGAAACCCAAAAGGTTTACTGGCTCCATGAGGCGTTCCCTGAATTGCTGGACGAGCGTGATGACCCGCTTGAGTTAGAGGGCTTCTTCCCATGCGCCAAGCCGCTTTATGCGACGACGACTACGGATACGCTCGTTCCGATTCCCGACTTTGTGCTTTACCAGGATCAGGCGAACGAACTGGACATCCTGACTGACCGCATCGACGGACTGGTCAAGGCGCTCCGGGTGCGCGGTATCTATGATGCTTCTCAGCCCGCGCTACAGAGGCTGTTGACTGAAGGAGATAACAATACCCTTATACCCACAGACAAGTGGGCGGCGTTCAGCGAAAAAGGCGGCTTGAAGGGCAC